ATATGGAACAGCAGTTCAAGAGCGGCGTGCCGTATGTCCCATCCCACCGTGATGACGAATGGGATCAAGTGTTTGGCCGCACGGTTGACGCGCAGGTTGTTTCTGGACAAGTCCGAAAGAACGGCGACTTTGATGGGCCAAACGACGGCTTTTTGCTCCGTGTTCGCGTAGCACTCGACTCCAGTGACCCAACGACAAAGAAGCTGGTCAGAAGCCTCGACATGGGCAACACGGTTGGAATGTCGATCGGTGGCTGGTTTACAGAGATGGAAGTCATCACAAATGATGACGATGAAGTGGAGAGAATGATCATCCATGCGGTTGATCTGGACCACCTTGCCACGACCAGACGCCCGAGCAACCCGGATACTTGGATCACAGAGATGCACCGTTCTGTGCAGAGTCTGATCCAGAATAGCAGGGAGAAAACCGCAGGGGTTCGGGCCAGCTACAGCGGGGACTCCAACGGAGAACGCGCAGATCACACCGACTTCGAGCCGCACATGATGTACGACCCGAAGACTGGTGAAGAGAAGATGGTGGAGACCTACGAGGAGCACCTTCGGCTTGCGGACCTTGGCTGGACGCACCAAAAGCCAGAAGAGGAAGAGGAAGAGGAAGAGGAAGAGACGCAGGAAGTGCCGGCAGAGGGTGAGAAGAAGAAGCACTACTACAGCCGTTCTGCAACCGCCTTCGCCAACCTGCCTGTCGCCCCAGCAGAGATGCCTTTCAAGGGATCGAATGTCTCAGACAAGCAGATCAGGAACCACATCCTCACAATGTTTGAGACCAAAGAAGGTCCGGGGTGGGCAGAGCTGAGGAAGGCAAATCTCTGGTTCGACGAGGCAGACCCGGAGAATGTGGATTCATACCGGTTCCTGATTGCGCGGCCTTACGACCCGGATGACCCGGAAAATGCGCTGACGGAAACGGGCGACCTTCATGTTTTCAAGGATGCTGTCAGCGCCTCCATGGAGGAGCTTGAATCTGGCCCGAATCTTCCGGAAGAAGATGTTGTGGAGTGCATGGAGCACGCGCAGAAGTACATGGAGAAGTGGTCGGGCGAGGAAGAGGGCCTGGAAGAAGAAGAGATGAAGGGCGGCGGGTACTACAAGAAGAGGGCCATCAGCAAGTTTGAAGACTTTGACTTTGCAGAGCCGATGGATTCCTCTTGGAGCTTCGACCTCAAAGCGCAAGATGCTTTGTTGTACGAGGGTCGGGAAGAGGGCGACCCGGATTGGGAGCGGTATGGCCGTGCTCATGTCTATGTGGACAAGAGCAGAGCCGATACAAAAGCAGGGTACAAGCTCCCAATCGCAAAGCTCGAAAATGGAAAGATGCTTGTTTACTGGAAGGGCGTTGTTTCAGCGATGGGCGCTGTAAACGGTGCGAGAGGCGGCGTTGACATCAGCGACGCGGAAAAGAAACAGGCATACGAACACCTTGCCAAATACTACGAAAAGGCAGACAAGGAAGCCCCTGCGTTTTCCGGTCGTGCTATCGTAGATGAAACCGTTAGCCCTGTTCTTGACAAACAGGTGCAGACGAGCCAAAGTTCCCACAAAGAAGTAGACGCACATAGAGGCGCGACAGGGATTCTCACCAAAACCAGACCGGAGGGTCAACCAATGTCCGACCACACCACCAGCGAGGCTCCGCAGCCCGCTGAAACGGAGCAGGTCACGCTGGAAGCAATCGCTCGGAGCCTTCAGGCTCAGACCGAGCTTCTGAAGGCTGTGGTCGCTGCGAGTCAGCCCGCCGCCGAGCGTGCAGTCCCTGAACCTGTTGCCGCAGCACCCGACGAAAGCGAAGCTCTCAGAGGGCAGATTGCAGCACTCCAAGAACGCGTTGCCATCCTCGCTGCTGCACCGCAGCGCGTTGGTCGCGCAAAGCGCCTTGCCCCGCATCACCTCGATCGCACCACCGGCACCTTTGGGTCGCTGGTCCGCAGCATCGAGACTTCGATGGGCGACACCGCACTTCACGCAGTCTGCAAGCGCCAAGCAGAACGACGAGACGCTTCCAACAAGGATCTCCCCACCCGTGGTGAGTTGCTGGAAGACCTCCGCGCAGTCCTTGGTGCAGCCTTCGCAGATGGCGTCATTTCCGATCCCGACACCCGTGCAGGCTGGAGGTAATCATGTCGAATCCCGTGAGCCCTCAGTGGGCCAATCTCGATGATCGCCGCAAGGCCGCGTTTGAGCGTGCGATCAATGTCTCCGGTGCAGGCAGCGTTCTGGTCCAGAACTATGTCAACCGCATCATCCAGCAGCTTTCGATCCGCGAGTTCGGCGCTCTTGGTACGATGGATCGCCGCCCCGGTCAGGGCAAGCAAGCCGTCATCAACAGACGGACTTCCTCGACCATGACGGCTGCGAATGTGTGGGTGAGCGATACCGCAGGCCTGACGGAATCGACCGGTTCCTACGCGCAGGCGACCTTCGACTACCAGACGCTTGCCACCCGTGGAAAGCTGACCCGGAAGATGCGTGCCATTGGCCGCAGCTATGTGGACATTCTCGCAGAAGAGATGACCATGAAGCTGGATGACTTCAACGACTCGCTTGAGTCCGCGATGTTCATCGGCAACTCCGGCGCGATCTCCACCCAGATCGACGGTCTTCTCACTCAGATCACCGGCTTTGGTTCGAGCCAGTATGTCGCCAACACCACCGCTGTTGGTGGCGATTCGCTGACTCTCTCCAAGCTGGACGAAGCAATCGACGCAGTGAAGGGCTCCGCATCCCGTTCCGACCTTGCCATCTACGGCTCGTTCGCTGGCATCCGTGCCCTCAACGCTGCGCTTGCTTCCCGTCAGCGTTTCGACTCCATGGTCGAGATTGCTGCCGGCTTCCGCGTTCGCAGCTACGACGGGATTCCACTCATCGTCTCGACCGGCGTGCCGGACGATTCGCTTGGTGCCGCGACCACCGGTCAGATCCTCGACATCACCGGCGAAAGCAGCAACCCGACAACCAGCTTGGTCATCGTGAACAAGCGGTACAACTGGGTGGAAGAGCTGACCCCGACCACGATGATGCCGCTGGCTCGCGACGACAGCCAGTACGAACAGTTCGACCTCTTCTGGGATGGGGCGCTTGTTTGCTCCAACACCAAGGGTGCCTCGCTGCTCACGATGATCAAGACCTGATCGTCGTCGCAGTATGCGGCATGGCCCTCGGCTGATTTTCAGTCGGGGGCTTTCTGTTTTGATCCAGTCGTGATACAGTCTCCGAAAGGAGTGCTGATGTCAGGTATCCCGAGAAAGCCACCGGAAGAGGGCTGCTACCGTTTCGTCGTCACCAACCGGCAGATCCATGCGGAAGGCTCAGATGTCTATCCATTCGAGTTCATTTCGTATGGCGAAAGAAAAATGAGCCGTGTGATCTACATTCCATGGCTTGAGAAGAACCAACACTGCCTGTTCTTCAACACAAAGCCAGCGTTCGACAGAGCGTGCGCAGAAGGGTGGCAGGACATTACGCAGCAGTGGAAGCAACACCTCGAAGAAAACAAGGTGGGCCCGACCACCGAGAGCCAGCAGGCAATCATGCGGGCGTTGAGCACCGCATGGGAGAGCAAGTCTGATATTGTCGCCAGAAGCCAGATCGCTGACTCCGAATGGCGTACTGCAATCAAGACCCTGATCGAAAAAGGGCTGGCTGAAAAGAAGGGAAACACAAACCGAAGCTATCGGTATCGCTTGGCGGAGTAGAAGATGGCCAGTCTCACATCGAAGGAAAGTGTCAAACGGGCTCTTGGGATTCCCGCTGGCGTAACGATGCACGACACCTACATTGAGGAGTTGTTGGTCGTTGCGGACGAGCAGATCATTTCCTTCTGTGGGATGTCAGGCATCACTGCTACAACCGTCTCGGAGACATACGACATTGGAACGAGGGGAGAAGACTCGTTGACCCTTCAAGGGTTCCCAATCACATCTGTTTCCTCTGTCGTCTCAGCAGGCCAAACGCTCACCAGCAGCCAGTATTATGTCGACAGCAGGTCTGGAACAATCAAGCTCACCTCTGCTGGGGCGTACTGGCCAGAGGGAAAGCAGGCTGTCAAGGTCGGGTATACTTTCGGGTATGCCACCACACCGGCAGACTTGAAGCACGCAGCTACGATCCTGACCTGCCAACACTTCAACAGCACCGGTCACGCTGGCTACTTGCAGGAAGCGGCGGGCGGGTATCGCTACAAGATGGATTCTTACGCGATGCCACCAGCGGCAGCGGCAATCCTCGCACGGTACAGGCGAATCTTTCCCAAAGGAGACTACCGATGAAGTTTTTTCGAGCAGACTGGGCTGGCGGCACGGTGGAGCTGGAAGGAAAGAGACTGAAGCCTCAAAAGGCAGGCTCAGTCTACATTCTGGAAGCGCATGCGAAGCACCGCGTCTCCCTTGTTGGACTTGGCTGGCGGGTGCTGTGTGCCCCCGTAGGCGTTTCAGGCAAGCCCGCCACGGCTGCACATGGGCCAACCACGCAGAACGCAGCCAGCGGGCCCTCACGGGCCGCTATGGCGCTGTCTGGCAACGCCCGCACGGTAGCCCGCGCCGTAAAGGCAGGAAAAATGGATGAACTGCTTGTGGAAATGCTGGATCTTGAGAAAGCAAAGACAAGCGGCAAGCGTGTCACTGTAATCTCGGTGATCGAACGCAGAATCGAGACGATCTCAACATGAAGGTACTCGTCACAGGCGGCTGTGGTTTCATTGGCCAGCACCTTGTACAGATGCTCGTAGACAAAGGAGAGCGCGTCCTTGTCTTGGACATCGAGGACCGTTGCGCAACTGGCTCTGTCCGTGTCCGAGAGCTTGTAGGCGAGGGAATGTTCCATGGAGATGTGTGCGATCCAGCGATCGTCGACACTCTCGTTTCTTCTGTGGACATTGTCTTCCACCTTGCCGCACAGTCGCATGTGGACGCGAGCATCGCAAACCCGCTGGGTTCCATGTATGTCAACGCAGTTGGAACACAGATCGTTGCCGCTGCTTGTGCGAAGCATGACACCGCACTTGTCTACTGCTCCACGGATGAAGTCTATGGAGACAACTATGTAGATCACCCTTCTGGTGAATACATGACTCTCAATCCGAGCAGCCCGTACAGCGCGGGAAAGGCTGCTGGCGAGTTCGCTGTACGGGCCGCAGCAAGAAGCCTCGGCCTCGAAAGGTGGGCCATCACAAGAGGGTGCAATGCGTTTGGGCAGAACCAGTACACCGAGAAGCTGATTCCGATTGTCTGCAACCTGATCCAGCAGGGCAAGCCGGTCACCATCCACGACAATGGTACGCAGATTCGGCAGTGGATCCATGTGGAAGACTTCTGCCGTGGGCTGATGACCGTTGGACGCCATGTGCTGTGCGGGGCAGAGAAAGTCTGCCCCATCTACAATCTCGCAGGCCCAAGAAGAATGTCCGTGCTGGACCTTGTGGTGCGATTCCACCATGTAGCAACCGGCAAGCATGTTCGAGACTTCAAGTCCATCTGCAACTTCGTCGGTGGCAGGCCGGGTCAAGACTGGAACTACAACATCTGCGACAAAAAGATGCTGGCAGGCTTCGGTTTCAAAGCAAAGCGAGACATCTGGTCGGAGAAGGAGATCCAGCTACTCCTGAACCACTACGGCTCTGACAAGGAGTTGATGATCTCGGACTATTCGAATGTGGAGAACAAACATGCTTCCACTGGCTCGTAATCAAGACTTCTACGGGTTTTTGCCGTGCAACAACAGCGAGAAGACCCTGCGAGACTCGCTGCACTACGCCAACACCACATTTCTGCTCTCTGGCAAGCCGCAGAAGTATGGACGCACAGATGTTGTCTCAGCCCAAGGGGATGTTGATAGCTTCCGCATCCCTGGAGGAACGGTCGTATGGGGGCACGACGACAAGAAGATGGCAGAAGAGATTGTGGCAGCGGGTGGCTTCGTTGTTGTGCTCTCCAAGAAGGCTCTTGGGCGAAAAACAAAGGCTGCTGTAGACTCTCTCGTCAGGGGTGGCGTAAAGGTCTTTGACCTTGCCCAAATCAAGAAGCCGCACCGGCTTGTCTATGTGGCTGGGTGCCCGGTCATGGAATCGTACCGTGAAGTCGATGGGCTCAAAGCGTTCCACACGCTGCCGATGCCTACTGTCGAAACAGAGAAACAAGAACAACAAGGGGTGCCTGATGCACGGAACAGTGATGGAATACCTGCGCAAGATGAAAGCCCGCTACCCTGAACACTTCAAGGGTGGTGTGGTGCTGGAATACGGCAGCAGGGACATCAACGGAACACCACGGCCACTTTTCGACAGTCCAGAAAAGTATGTCGGAATCGACTGCCACGAAGGCGCTGGCGTGGACTGGGTTGGCATCTGCCACGAGTACACGGAGATGGAAGAAGGCTCATGCGATGTGGTCGTCTCGACGGAGATGTTGGAACACGACCCGTATGTCGAGAAGACAGTCGCAGCAGCGTGGAAGATGCTCAAACCCGGTGGCATCTTTCTCGGGACCTGTGCTGGAAGATTGCGTGGTGCGCATCATCTGGAAGACAGCCCGACCCCCGGCTACTACGGTGGAGTGGACCCGGAAGACATCAAGGCATCATTGGCCCAAAACGGCGAGTGGAGCATGATTGAGGCATCATTCGTGCGCGGTAGGCTCGACACGACTTGGTGCGCAGTCAAACAATGAACCGCAACATCGAAAGCAGGGAGCAGGTGCTTGCTCTCGCAGGCCGGTACAGGACCATCATTGTGACTGGTCCGCAGAGGTCTGGAACGACTGCTGCTTCACAGATGATCGCAGAGGATCTGGGGTACGAGTACATAGACGAGGCACATCACGCGAATGAGATGGCCATGCTCACCCGTGTGTGCCTTGGTGCTGATGGCCTCAGAGATGGTGGCTTTGTTCTACAAGCACCTGCCCTTTCTTGGTGCATTGAGATGCTGCCGAGGGTCGGGTCAGTGATCGTGGTCTGGATGCAAAGAGACAGGGCCGCGGTCATTGCCAGCCAAGACAGAATCGGATGGACGAAGCAATGGGAGAGAGTTGAGCTTTCAAGGTACATCACCAAGTGGGGGTGTGATGCTCAAGAAAGGGTGGTGGACGCAAAAGTAAGAACATGGGAGAAGAAGCAGCGCAGTAGGATGAGAGTAGACACCGCAACTCTTTCCTACGAATCAGAGTATTTCCAAAACCATGATCGCTTCTTGGTCCAAGAAAACCGCGACTACTCTCACCCAAAGCAGAAAATCCCATGATTACGACCTCCGCAAACAGGTACATGTCTGTTCTCAGGCAGACCTCCTTCATCATGGATGCAGCTTCTGCCGCAGCAACGATGAGTGTAGACCGCTCAGTCGCTAATCAGGTCACAGGCACCTATGCGCAGGTCGTTGTTTCTGGCGGGACAACAGGCAGCGGCACGGTAACGATCTCTGGCACTGATACTTCTGGTGCCGCCACCAGTGAGACGCTGACATACACCAGCAATGGAACCATCGTTACGACCAAGAAGTGGTCGACCATTACTGGAGTCACCACTACCGGTTTGGAAGACGAGGCGACCGTGCCTACTGTATCGGTAGCTGCTGTCAGTGCAGACGGTGTCAGCAACCTGATCAGGAAGACGATCGTTACAGGTAGACCGGCTCTTTTGGTTGAGAAAACCGCGCCGGGGTATCCAGCGACTACGGCTGGAACAAAAGAGGTAGACAAGGCCGTCATCAGATTCGACTTTGAGGAAGTCTGGAGACCAAGGGTCGATGACTTGCTTGTGGACGCGGCCACTTCTGAGGAGTGGCTGGCTGTCGGTTGTAGGCTTGTCGGTTTCGGCTTAGGAAAACGCCATTGGTATGTGGAATCTCACCGCTACCAAACATGACACGAAAAACGCCCGGGAGGTGAAGAGTGTCTTTTGAGATCCAGAGAAACGAGGCCGTTGACTACACGGTCATCATTCCAACGATGGCAGAGCCACGGCTGATTGTGCCGTGTGTCGATAGTATTCTTCGCAGTGTGCCGAAGGGTACGAAGATGGCTCTCGTCATCGGAAGCAACACCGAAAATGCCGAGCACAACGCTGCCTCTCGGTATGCGGTGAGTGCATCTGTCGAAGCATACAACGAAGCGAACCAGACGGAGATCCACCTTGATTGGGTGGAGTTTGGCATGCCGATGGGCTGGACCGGTGCAGTCAACGGCTGCCTCCATGCGTGCGCAGAAGACGCAGATGGCCTCGCGGACACGGTTGTCATTATGAACGATGACACGATCGTGACCTTTGGGTGGCTGCACAAGCTGGAAGCTGGCCTCCATACAGACAAGATCGGCTTGTTCAGCAGAAAAGCAGCAATGGACGCTCAGGGCCTTCCTTCCTCTCATGCGCTGGTCGCGATGGAAGAGAAGCGCCCATGGAAGGTCGGCATGGTCGGCCCGGTGACAAACAATGCTGCTGGAATGCAGCGCGTCAATCTGCCGCAGGTCAACCTCGACACCGCCTCCTTGTTCTCCATGCAGGAGAGCGAGATGATCAACCAGTTCTCGCGGCAGAACGAGGAGCGCAATCTCGGGCAGGTCTTTGAGACCGATTTCCTCTCCGGCTTCTGCGTTGCGTACCGTCGAGAGATGATCAACGATCTGCTGCTGGAAGACCTGTCAGGCTGGCACTTCCTTGATCCGGTCTTTGGTGTTGGCGGCTATGACGACAACGACATTGCAGTCCGCGCACGGGAAGCTGGCTGGAGAGCCGGCATCTGCATGGACACATATGTTCATCACTTCGGCCACCAGACGCTCGACAACATCGCGCCAGAGATGATGCGGGGAATGAAAAACGCGAATGTGTATGTCAAGAAGTGGCAGAAGTACACGCAGCGTGATCAGCGCATTGTTGCCACCTACAGAGTCAAGCTCAACACATTCCACGACTACATGCTTCTGCGCAGCAGTGTGGCCCGCTCCGCGCAGCTTTTCGACGGCATCAGTATTCTCTGGACAGGTGCGCCTTCCAGCGTGTCAACTGCACCGGACTGGCGACCAGAATCCTTGAAAGATGAAGAGCTCTCCTTCATCCAGAAGTCTCTCAAAGCCTACCAGCGCGGCGGAAAGAAGCTGCAAAAGCTCACGGAAGACTGGGTGGGCTTGATCTCCGGAGAAGAGGTTTCTGTCGTTGCGGAAAAATGGAACGGAGACTTTGACGAGAGGGAAGAGAGAAACAAAGGCATCGAGCTTGCCTACAGCATGGACCCAGATTGGGTGATCTCCATCGACCACGACGAAGTAGTGGAAGACAGAATCGACCGGGCGTTCATCGAGCGGTTGATGAAAAACCCCAACCCGCTCGTCAGCGTGTACGACTTCAGCTGGATCAACCACTGGGATTCGCCCCGCCTCTACAGAAGCGATCAGCCTTGGTGCTGGGGCTACAGTAGCAACATGCGCGGCTTCCGCATGTGGCGCACCGGCAAGAACAACCGGCGATACATTCCGCTTGGGTACGGAGAAAAGGGTCTGCACTGCGGAAACTGCCCAGAGTACGGGTTCATTTCTCGGCGTGTCTGCTCAATGCGCTTCCGGCACTACGGGTACATCAGGTCCGAGGACCGGTATCGTAAGTTCAAGTGGTACATGGAGAAAGACCCGAACCCAGACCCGATGCTGACAGGCAACCCGGATGGGTACACGCACCTCGTCAACGAAGAGAACATGACGCTGTCGGCGTTCCGGGCAGACAACGGCATCTGCTATACGATGCTCCTGCACAAGGAAGAGCAGACAAACGACTTCCACAGAATCATCGACCGGCTGTACCCGGTATGCGACTACATGAACATTGTGTGGACAGCCGAGGGGGAGGTGCCAGAAGGCATTGCCGACATCGCTTCTGCATACGGTGTCGCCATTTGCCGGGAACGGTTTGAGAACGATCTCGCCGCTGTGCGGAATCGGGGCCTGCAAGACATTCACGCAAACCGCCCAAAGCATGCCCGGTGGGTGCTTTCTCTGGACTCGGACGAGTATTTTGAGGATGAGTGGCGTGCGACCGTCAACATCAGGCGCATGGCCGAGTGCAACAACTCTTGGGCGTGGATGTTCCGTTTCAAAAATCACAGGCCAAACGGGACTCACAACTACAGTGAGACGGCCCGCATGTTCTTCTTGGATCCAAGTGGAATCATGCAGTACACCGGAAAGGTGCATGAGACTGTCGAGCACTCTCTTGCGGAGCTGAAAGCTCGTGGAGTACACCCGCAGGTCAAGTACGCTCCATTTGAGATGGACCACATTGGCCTTGCGATCGACAACGAGGGCCTTCAAAAGAAGCTGGAGATGTATACCCGCTTGCTTGTTGAGGAGATCAAGGAGCGGCCCACAAGCTGTGGTCCGTGGGTTTCTCTCGCCTTGCAGTACGGCAACGAAGGTGACTTTGATTCGATGGAGCGGTGCCTGATTCAGTCTGTGAATCTTGCGGGCACAGCGTTTCTTCCCTTCAAGGAGATGGGCACCTTCCACCTTCGCAAGGCGCAGGTGATGCTCAACCAGTGCCTTGCCCGCCTTGCAGAGGGCCACCCGATGCACTCGTACATCGCTGGCATGAGCAGCATGCTTGCAGAGTATGTGCAGCCGCAGGCGGTGTCTGGATTGGCCGCAGAGGGTAAGCCTCAGAAGCTCGATGTCGACTTGGAAGACTTGATGAAGCGAAGCCATGATGCGATGGTGGGTCATCAAGCCAAGTAGGAGCCGCTGTGAGCGTGACCGTTGAGCTAAAGGAGATGAACGCCGTAATCAAGAGATTGCGGTCCATCGGCAATGGCCGCATCGGTAGGCGTGCGAAGCAGCGCGCGATTCGAGCGGCAGGAAAGCAGTTGGAGCGTCACACGCTGGTCAATATCAGCAATACGCAGTATTCTCTGGCACAGCTTGAAGCGATGGATCACCCCTACGCTCGACGGCACGGCTCGATCGGGGTCCACCCTGAAAAGCCGTACACGATTCACCGCCAAAGCGGCACCCTTTCGAGAAGCCTTGTCAGCAAGATGAAGGAAGGAAAGGAACCGGTTTGGCGTATCGGGTTCAAGTACGCTTCCAAAAGGTATTTCAAGTACCTGATTACTGGTACAAAGGTCATGCTTCCAAGGAATGTCCTGTATGATACTTCGCAAGAAGAGGTGGTCAGGACGAGCATGATCAAAGCCGTCAAGGGCGTGCTCTCCAAAGAGCTTCCGAAGGAGTAGCAAATGGCTGCTGTAAACATGGCGAGCCTTGAGCAGTTGAAGTTGCTTCTTCGGAACACGCTTCTACAGGACGCCTCAATCACCGCCATCGTCGGCAACCGTATTCATGGTGCCCACATACAGACTCCAGACATAGGCTCCATCGAGTACCCGCTGGTCGTCCTGGATTTTTCTGCTGGGGCTGTGGACCAGCCGGGGGCGTACCAACTCGTCACCCTTGATGTCTGGTGCTACACGCGGTCAAGTAGTGGTGATGCTCTCTCGCTTTACGACCTGTGCTTTGACGCTCTGCACATGCAGACGCTGCGGCAGGAAGGCATCAAGGCTGCTGGGTATGCGAGAGAGTCAATCCGGCCACGAGAGGGCTGGAATGAGATGCTTCGCTCATACTACGCGCAGGGTGAGTTCGCTCTGCGTGCAGCATACAGGGGTTGATGATGAGAACACCGGACTGGAGCACAAGTAAGCGCGATAGGTCTGCACCAGATCTGAGCATTGTCTGCCCGAGTTGCAAGTCTCAGGTCGCCACGCTTGGGTCTTCAATGACGATCAGCAGGGACCGGAAAGATGCGGAAAGAAAAGAAGCAACCTGTAGCCCTTGTGGAGAGAAGATTGTCTTCTGGTGCAAGAGGAATGGGTAAGCCCTTGGACAGGGAGGACAGGGTTTCTAAGTTGGAGGCAACAATCTCCGACATTGAAGTTCATGTCCTAAGCCTGCAAAGAGCTTTGATGCCGGGTGGCCAATCAGGCGAAGATCAGAAAGTGCAGAGCCAGATGCGTGATGATGTCTGGTGCTGCGAGGCTTGTGGTGCCCGTTTGGGTATCTACAACAAGCAAAAGGATGAGCTTCGCGTAAGGTACAAGGACTTCTGTGTATACATCATGCCCGGAGTGGGCGGCAGGACAATGGTTCCATGCCGCCGCTGCGGAGAGCAGAATGTCTTACAGGACACCCGCTGAAAATGATGGTGTAGACTGCAAAGCACAAGTGTGATAGAAAAACCGAGTATTGACGCCAGAACAGGCGCATCGGAAGCCCAAAAACTTCTTCGATAAAGAGGCCATTGACGATGCCCTACAATATTCCTACCGTCACTACCAACGACATTTCCTTTGGCCCCGCCGTCCTCTACATGGGCGCATCCGGCTCGACCCCCACTGTTGATGTTGGTTCGATCACGGAAGATGGTGTCACCATCGAGATCACTTCTGAGAAGAAGTACATCACTCAGGGCAACCCGAAGATCAACATCTACTCCTTCTCGCAGGCGCAGTCTGTGATGTTGAAAGTCTCCGGCATCGAATGGGACTTCACCAATCTCGCGTACGCGATCGGGGCCGGTGTCACCACAGTCTCGGGTACGGAAGAGACTTTCGCAATGGGTGGCGATCCGCTGATCGAAACCGTTGCACTCCATGTTGAACACTACATGGCTGTCAGCGGCAACACCATGAATGTGTACATCTGGAAGGCGGGCAGTGACGCTGGCCTTAGCTCCGTCTTCGGTGCAGATGAACATTCCTTCGAGTTCAGCTTCACCGCCCTGCGCTCCACGACCGACTGGAACGGTGCCTCCCTTGGGCCGAAGCAGCAGCTTGTGAAGTTCGAGCGGGTGCTGTAGCACTTAGCTCTTTGTTCAAGAGCATCCCCAAGTTGCTACTCACTGAGTGGTGGCTTGGGGATTGCTGCGTTTCGAGGGCTGTGCTACAGTTCCAGCGACACCCAGGAGGTGCTTCGTGAGCGGATCGGAAGAAAAAGTTGGGAAGGGAGCACTGGACGCAGCAGATGCGTTTGGTGGAATCGAGAAGTTCCTTGAAAAGCTGTGCCCACCGGACAGCTTGGAGCTCAAGACATTCGACGGCAACAGCTTCAAGCTGCCCGGAGCGATTCCGGCACGCCGTCAGGTTGTGGTCTTCCGTCTTCTCAAGGAGCTGTTGGAAGAACCAGAAGTGGTTGCTGCTCTCAGCGGGGTCAACGCGTCCAGCTTGGAGGCTACCGGCGTGGTGGACCTGCTGGTGAGCCTCTGCACCAGTGAGGAACTGGTCAACAAGCTCGGGGTGATCTTTTCCTCTGCGTACCCGGAGGTCGCCAAAGAAACCGGTGACCCCTTGGACGCCTTCGCATTGGAGGATCTGGTTCAGAGCCTCATCCCTTTTTCGGAGAGATTTTTGAAGAAGGTGGGGGGCGGCCTCACCACGCTGGGGAGGGTGGCGGAAGAGGTCAACTGACGGAGCATGAGTTGAAGCTGGGCATCGGTGTTCTGATGTCCGCAGGGTGGACGCTGGACGAAATACTCGACTTGAGTGTCTCGCAAATCGCAGTGTCTCTCGACTGTGTGATGACATACAAGGCAGAGCAGCTTGACCTTATTCTCGAAGTCGTATCCTCAGCACTCGGTGGAAAGAAGAAAGGTAAGACGAAGGCATCCAAGCGGAACCGCAAACCTGAGATGGATGCTGGAAAAAAGGAAGCTGCGCTCTTGCGAAACATAGCTAACAGCGGTCTGGTAATCGAAGACTCGTAGCACGGGCCTCACCCCGCGAGATTAGCTATCATTGTCATAGACACGGGTAGCTGAATGGCTGGTTCCACAATCGCAAAACTGTTCGTAGAGCTTGGTTTCAAAGATCAAGGCATGCAGCGGGGTCTCAGGTCCGCAGAACGCAGCCTTGGCAGACTAAACTCCAGCATCTCCCGCATGAACAGTGCGCTCGGTGGTGCCGCCAGCAAGGCTTTCTATGCCTTCACTGGCTCTATCACCGCGTTCGCTGCGGCTTCTGCTGTAGCTGGTGCGAAGTTCGACCGTGAAATGACCTTTGTTGGCGCGGTGTCAAACGCCACAGAGGAAGACCTGAAGGCCCTGACAGACCAAGCGAGAGAGCTTGGTGCTTCGACCATGTTCACGGCGACAGAAGCTGCGACGGCAATGCAGAACTTTGCCCGTGCAGGCATGGATGCCACGACGATTCTTGAGTCGACTGGCCCTGCGCTGAAACTGGCTGGCGCTGCTGGCGAAGACATGAGCTTGTCCACGCAGACGCTTGCGGCGACAATGGCCCAGTTCAGCTCGCAGGCGTACGAAGCTGGCACCGTTGCAGATGTTTTCGCAACAGCGCTCACAGGCTCTCTCTTTGACCTGAGAAGCCTGACAGAAGCGATGAAGTACGGCGGTACTGTCGGCGCGAACTTCGGTATGTCTCTGGAAGAGACGACTGCTGCACTGGCTCAGTTTCGTAACCTCGGTCTTGAAGGCAGCTTGGCTGGTACGAACTTCCGTATGGCCATGGCCCATGCGGCGAAGGCGACCAAGAAAGCCAGAGATGTGCTGGCCAAGTACAATCTGACTGCGAAGGACATCAACCCGGAGCTACACAGCTTCGGGGAGATCATGGAGACCGTTGGCGCGGCGTCCATGTCTACTACGGACCTGCTCGAAGTCTTCGGCCGGCGGGCTGGTGCCAACATTGCCGGTATCGCCACTCAGTTTGCAGAAGGCTCTACCACTTTCTACGAGCTACTTGGCGATATTGAGGGTTCTGCTGGTGCTGTTGAGAGCCTGTATCAAAGGTCCACAGCAAATGTCTTGGACGAGTTCAAGATTCTCAAGTCCGCCTTTGAGGAGTTGCTTCTCACAGTCTTTGACCAGTACAAGGGGCCCGCACTACAGCTTCTCAAGGACATTACCTCTGGCATCAACTCTCTCACTGCCGGCGTACAGAACGACACCACAGTCATCAAGAACTCAGTCAACGAGCTTTTTGCGTATGTGAAGAGCCTGTTCTTGTTTGCGGAGGGTGGTGCCGCTGGCGCGGTTGCAGAGATTTTGACCTATGTGCTGGAGTTGTTGATCACATTTCAGCTCTTGGTCCCGCTGCTTGGAGATGTTTTCAGGGGCCTGACTGCGATGTTCTTGATCGGAAAGGCTGTCGCCTTTGCGCAAGCAGTCATGCAGCTTGTCAATACATTCAAGATCCTGCAAACCGCAATCATGGCCGTCCGCGGTGTCATGCTTGCGTTCATGGGGCCCGCAGGGTGGGCCATTGCCGCTGTCTTGGCCATTGGTGCCGCTGTCTACAAGCTCTCGGAGGCATGGGACGAGAACAAGCGTGCCATCGAAGCAAACAAGGCAGCTACAGAGTCGTTGCTGAAACGACAGCAGGACATGGAGAAGCTGAGGAAGAAAGCCATTGAGGCGAATGTCTCAGCAACATCTGCTTGGGCTGGAAACACGCTGCTCAGACTGGAGGCCGAGGGCAAGGTCGATAGGGTCTACAAGCGAGAGCTTGAAAGCCTTGCGGCGATGAGCGCAGAAGAGATTGATCGCGGAATCGCTGCTGGCCAGATTGTCGAGACACTTGAGGACGGGGAGACCGTCTACAAGTCTATGAACCTCCTTGTGCAGGACCTTGGGAGAGGGTTCATTGACGAGGCAAAATCACAAGCAGACATCAACTCTACGATTGAACGCAGGAGGGCAGAACAAAAGATCCAGCTTGAAGCACAGCAATACTACAACGGTGCCTTGGAGAAGACACGAAAGACTTTCAGCCTCACCAGCAACGCACAGATTGATTCGCTTAGTGCCACTGAGAAGGAGCAGTTGCAGGTCTTGAAGACCAGCATGAAGATTGGGGGTAGCTGGCGGGACTGGGTCACTGGTGCGGTACAAGCCAAGGAAGAGGCCGCTCGGCTTGGCAAGATCATTGAAGCCTTGGAGCTGACCCAAGAGCGTGCAGCGATCAACACGCAGCGTTTTCTGCAAGCCTTGGAGGCCTCTGACGAAGCAGCTTTGCGTCTCGGGGAGACGGAGACGGAGACGGCAGAAGAGAGGGAGAAGAGGCTCGAAGCGTACCAAAAAGCCCTCGAAGCCGCGTACAAGAAGCGGATCGAGTTGGAAGAAGAGGTACAACAGAGGCACGCAGAGGCTTTCCTTTCTCGCACAGAGCTCGCAAAGCGAGAGCTTGCCAAGCAGATTCAAGAGATCAAGGACACCTACGGGGAAGAAATCGCTCTATACAAGGGCAATACCCGCAAGATTCAGGAGCTTGAAAGGAAGCAGCAGGAGACTATTGCGACCCTTCGCCGTGCAGCGACGAGGGAGCAGTACAACGAGCTTCTGAGTATGGTTGAGCAGGCCACACAGGAGCGCATTGACTCTGTCCAGCGGACCGAGAAAGAGGCACTACAGCAGGCTTTTGCGGAGGAGGTGAAGGCAGCAGAGGAACAGGCGGCATTTGCTCTTGCCCTTGCAGAAGGGGATGCAGAACAACAGAAGCTGATTGCGTACCAGACGGCTGCACAGATTGCTGAGATCAAGAAGCAGCAAGCTCTCAACATGGCAGAGTTTGAGAAGCAGCAGTCTCATCAGGTTGCCCTTGCAGTAAACGAGATCCGCACAGGAACGCTCGGTGCCTTGCACACTGAGATTCAGCAGATGGAGCAGGACTTGGCGGCTGCTCTTTTGCAGGCTGAGAGCGCATCTGAGGAAGACAGGGCCAGCATCCGTGAGGCGTTTGCTGAGAGGCGGGCGCAGATTGTTCAGGATACCGAAGACAACATCCTTGTGTTTCTTGGCCGCAAGAACGCAGATGTATTGAAGCTGGAGCAGGAAAAGGCTGTGATGCTGGCAGGCATCACGGAAGAGAACGAAAAGTACCGTGCTGAGATCATTCTAAAGTACGATGCGCTGATTGCGGCAGCTAAAGCGGAAGCGGCAGCAGACCCAGCGCTGGAAGACTTGGGCCCTCTTGAGAAGTTTCTGAGGAAGATGGCCATTGCTACGGCAAAGGCGTTCAAGTCTCTCGGGGGCACCATTGGCCTCATCGGCAAGCAGGCGCGGTTTGATCTCGAGCCGGTCGATTTCATTTTGGACGGGCTTGAAAAGGGT